GCCGGTACGCGTGCTGAGTCCGAAGAAATCTTGAGTCGAGCGATTGATGATCTCGCACACGGCTGTGTCAAATGCCCGAAACCTGTAGACGTGATCCGTGCTGTGCGAGCGGAGAATGATCGGGTTAGAGATCTTCAGTACAAGCGACCGTCACGCTCTCCGAAGTGCCCACATTGCGATGGAGCACGTTTCATTCACGGATCGTTCCTTGTGACGAAGCACGCACAAGAGGATTACGCTTGGGTCACCTCTCAGGAATTGAAAAGCGATGCTCAGATAAAGGCTGTGCGATCCAATTTACAGCCGAATCAGCAGATTCTCGATGGATCGATGATGTGTGTCTGCCATCCAGGTAAGAATGTCAAACAGGAAGAGGTGCCAGTATGAAATCCGCTCCGATGCATTCGACCGCCGCATTGTACTGCCAGAAGTGCGGAGCCGAGTATCACGGTCTGGCATGTCCGTGCTTTCAGGTTACCGCCGATAACGAGATCGAGCACGTTGCATTGAAGCGGTTCATGGCCGGGACTTCCCCGCTGTTCATCACGCCTAAGAAACATATCCTTCCTCAGCCGCATACTTGTTTGACATTGTGCAGATCCGAGAGGGTAAAGAAGCCTGATACGAGATCTGTTTTGAAGCATGAATTTGTAAGAGTTTCTGCTGAACCAGGGAATGGATTATGTCAGGGATGTTTTGACAAGGTTCTAGCAGTTTTGGGAGAGGGATGATTTTATGCCGGCGCTCTCCTCAGCGGTCCAACACGATCAGGAAGTCTCCCGCGTTCGCGCTCTGAAGCATTCCGAGCAGCCATTCTTGTTCGGAGATGGACCGTGGATTCCGATCAAGGACGGGAATCCTACCGCGATGAGCATCTTTCTTCGGCACTATCCGGCGCGGCAGAACCGCAAGATCTATCAGTTTGTTGGGCCTGGCGAGCATATGGTGTTTCTAAGTCCAGACGCCAAAGCGCTGTTCGTGTGGCGCAAATTTATAAGCGATGCGGGAGAGTCCGGCGTGAACTGTGCAGTTTTCAGGAACGAGGGAACATCAGCCGGCCGATCTAGCGAACTTATCAAAGCCGCAGACCGAAAGGCATGGGAGCGCTGGCCGGGGGAACGTCTCTATACATACGTCGATCCATCCAAGGTGAGACATAAGCGCGATCCTGGAAGATGCTTCATCAAGGCTGGATACCGAAGATGCGGTACCACCAAGAGCGGGAAACTAATTTTCGAGCATCTGCCTCAGAGCGCGAACGCGGGAAACCTTCAAACCGTATCGAGCGATGAGAGGAGCGCCAACATATGATGAACGAATGCTCGCACGGAATACAGTTCTGGGAGCACGGACAATGCAGAGTCTGTAAATCAGAAAGAAGAAAACTGAGGTACATTCCACGGCGTGAGCAGAGAGAGCGTCACGCCGCGGAGATGAGGGAAAGAAACCGGGGATTCATCAAGCAGCGGGAAGCTACCCGCGCTTACTGGCAGAGGAAGAGAATCGAACTCGCGCAAGCAGAATCAGCATCAGTCCAATCCACAGAAGCAGCAATGCGGAAGGCTCCGGTACGGGAGACGCAGTTACATTCGGGCACTGAATCGCAGCCGGCGGAACAGCGTCTAGGTACGTAAGATCCGGTATGATGATGGGATTGTAAATTGGTGGTTCTTCCCTTAGGTAAGGGGGAAGAGGGATGTAGTTCCAGTCACAGCATTCCATTTATGTGTTCGCGCTCCTCTCAGCGACTGTGGGAGCCGGGTAACGGAGTGCTATTGTTACGGGTGAGTTGGGTTCTAACTTTATGTAGTTGGCTGGATGCACGGAGTTACTCCTTTTGTTTTTGGCGCTCTTCTCGGGGTTCGTTCGTTGGCTGCGAGTTTTCCGCGTTCGCGCTCTGAGGCCGCGATATTGCGATGACGCGATATCGTAAAGTGAGTGGCTCGCTGACGGGAGCCATGTTTGGAGTTCTAAGAATCAGGCGAGATCCCACACGGATGCGTTTGTTCATAACCTTCGATCCATTCCAGACCCATCCCTGACAAGGCTTCGTTTCGACGACGTTTCCATCCTCGTCCACGATGAAGCTGGTAAAGTCCTGCCCATGGTCTTCTAATTCGATTTCCCTAGTCGTCATGCGCGTTTCTCCTTTCGAATCGGTACCACCTTCCCGGCAGGCTTACGCTCCGGCTGAAGGATCATCTGAATATTCTGCTTGTCTGCTGGCGCTCCGCATCGATCGCATGTTAGCCAGTCTTCAACGGAGTCTGAAAAGGTTGTCAGTTGCTCGCACGACTCACAGTATTGCGCTGGAACCCATTCGTTCGAATTGTCGAATGGTAGTGCAGCTACCGGGACGTGAAAGAAGTCTTCCTGCTCTCGGATGTGGTCTCGAATCGTCATGAGATAACGATACGAAGAAAGTACGAAATGAGGAATGGACTGTTGGTACTGGCATTTCTACTCTTTTGAGGGTACTTTTATGTTGGCGCTCTTCTCGGCGGTCGATACGTTCCGAGGGCCTACCGCGTTCGCGCTCTGAGTCATAGCTTTGGCTATGGCCGCGTCCAGTTTAGCTCTTGTCTTAGCTGCAGGACCGTTGATCGGAAACCATCCGCGAGCGTCAAGGCACGCTTCGAGAAGATCTGGAGCCGCTGCTATCAGACGGGCGTTAGCCGATTCAATGCATTCTCCGCTATCGCCACGAAGCGCATTGCCGCTCGTATAACATCCACCGATATTTACATACCATTGACCGTCATCGTCCCAATCAGCAGTCCACGGACCAGGTGTATGATTCATGACCGGATCTCCGAACCATGCTCCGCTTCCCCTCCGCGCCCGTGTTCCAGGAGGGCGCGAGACGACGGCAGCCCATAAGCATTCTGGTAAAACTGAATCAGCTTATCTCTTTCGACTCCATGGTATTCCCAGAATCGTCTTCCAAGTACATGATGTGATTCTGGTCCTAGCGTGTGATGCCATCGGCACAGCGGGATCGTTTCGTGATCGGAGCACTTCTGCCAGAGTCCGCGATTTCCGACATGGGCGCATTCGATCACAACCCCTTGGATGCGTCCACTCACGCGAATGTCGATCATCTGGGATGTTAGCGAGCAGATCGCGCACGGCCATTCACGGATGAAAGCCTTGTAAGCCTCATCGTGTACAGGTCCTCGTCTTGGACCTGATAAACGCTTCTGTGGGATTAGCGAAATCCAGTTCATGTTCTGGCGCTCCTCTCTGTGGTCTCAACGTTCAGGGAGTGTTCCGCGTTCGCGCTCTGAAGCACTTCTCCAAGGATCTCCCGTTCCAGAGCAGCGCACTTGTCGTCTTGGATCTGGATCTCGCCTTTCAGTGCAACGATCCATAAGCGCTCGCCGGACCATTTCTCGGGCTTAAGAGTGGCGTGCAATCCTCGCGCAGTGCAAATCGCAAGTGGACCATTAATCTTTTGGTTCAATCCGGCAGTAGCGGGAGTAGGCGAAGTTCCTCCGTTTGAAGGCATCCCATCCTTAGAGGATTTCCAGAACGCGATGAAGTGTCCCTCAGCGATACACTCTTTGATCCGGGCACGTTGAGAAGCGGGCCATGCTTGCATGGCACGCTTTGAAACGTGCAACCAATAGCCGTAGCCGGAGCCGGAGCCGGAGCCGTAGCCGGAGCCGGAGCCGGAGCCGGAGCCGGAGCCGGAGCCGGAGCCGTAGCCGTCGCCGTAGCCGTCGCCGTCGCCGTCGCCGGAGCCGTAGCCGTCGCCGGAGCCGTAGCCGGAGCCGGAGCCGGAGCCGTAGCCGGAGCCGGAGCCGGAGCCGTCGCCGTAGCCGTAGCCGTCGCCGTAGCCGTAGCCGGAGCCGGAGCCGGAGCCGTAGCCGTCGCCGTAGCCGTCGCCGTAGCCGGAAAACTGTTCAGCCCAGTCCGGTATCGTGCCTCTCAGCACCAGGGAGCTTTGTTCCATTTCTCTTCCGCCTTTGGAGAAACTTCTGAGACAGATGTAATGTTCCGCAGTTCGATGTCCGCTGCTGGACCGATCCGACAATTGTTATTAGGGCCATCGGAAGCAAGTCCCATGAATCCGCGTAAATCCCTTGACCATGACACGCAGAGACGGGCCGCTCTGAGTTTTATCGTTTCTCCTCCAGTCTCAGAAGCGTATCCGAAAAAGACCCCTCGGTAAGCGGTCGTCACAAGCACTGCACGTTCTTTCTTCATTTCGATTCCTTTCTGTTTCATCGCCGCACCCATTCAAGTTCCGGCTCGAATTCTTCTTCTGGACTTGGAGGAGCCTGATGAGTCTTAGGGTCATCCAGTGGTTCTGTTGTTGATTGAAAGATCTTGATGAGATCTGAGATGAGTTCGTTTTTCATGCTTTCTCCTTTTGTGTTTGGCGCTCTTCTCGGCGGTCGCTGGCCGGTTGCTTCTTTCCCGCGTTCGCGCTCTGAGGCTTTCTCGGAGCGATAAAGTCATCCGCTAACAAGCTCCAGCGCATCGAGCGCATAGAGTCTTGGAAGGAGTACTGGGATTCGATTGTGCGTTGCTCGTCGTGGATGTTCATTCTTGAGTCCTCTCGCTAGACACGCTTGTCTCTAACATCCGCGAGCGCGGACTTGATGCGCTCAAAAGTTACGGAGACGCGATTGTCGGAAGTAGGAGGAACGAAAGCCTCCCAACTAAAATCATCGCTAGCCTTCTTCGGATTGCCGGTGATCTGGATTATGAATCCGATACCGTCTCCGTCAACGTAAAAGCGGCATACCCCAGTCGGGCTTACATACTCCTGAACCTTCCTGGCATCGATGGAATCCAGAAAGCCATCCAGTTCTTGCTTGCGGGTCTGAAACGTATTCATCACGCAACCTCCGATGCGCCGAAACTCCAGTTCGGCGCGAAAAACTGAAAACTTCTCAGCATAGCACTCAGGCATCCGCCAAAAACACCAAGAGTGCATACCTTAGCAACAGTCTCAAAGTCCACTGGAAAGAACTGCGCCAGTAGAGCCATTACCAACATCACGCAGGCAAAGAATGCCGCGGTCCACGAGAGATTAGAATGATTGTTCATGCGATCCTCCTTGTAGCTTCTTTGAACACAACTTCAAAATCGTACGATCGGGTAGAGGCGATTGATTCTCTGGTAACGATGACGGCCTTCGCGTGCGACATTCCGAGATTCTCAAGTGCCGATATAACATCCATCTTGCAGCGTTCAGACTCCATCGTTTTAACCTCGGATGGAATTCGCGCTGGCCGAGCGGTAGACTCCCAAGCATCCGCGAAAGCAGTAAAGAACCGCCCGATGCGTCGCGGTCCTAATCCCCAAGTCAAAGCTGCTACCGAGGATACGCCCGCTCCGAACCCGATCAGAAGAACTGAAGCCATGTTCATCATGGTTCGATTATGCTACTCGGATTGGATTTGGTGGAAGCTTACTTTAGTACTGATTTTGTGACGCCGATGCGGGTATTATGCGTTGGCGCTCTTCTTGGCGGTCGATCCCGGTTCTGTTGCTTTCCCGCGTTCGCGCTCTGAAGCGATTTCAGTTCCTTGAGAGCCTTCGTGACGGATGTTAGGCCGCGTCCGTGACAGAGCGTACAGGTATCGTCAGACAACGGAAGATCGGGAAGGTAGCCGTACCCGGCGCATCGCGGACACCTCATAAGCCCTTCCAATTTCGCCAACGTTCCAGCACGAATGCCTTCGCGGCCGGCGATAACTGCGTGAAGCACTCGCTTGCCGTCGTCAGTCGTTCAAAGGCATAGTCCGCCATGTCTTCCCAGAGGGTTTCGAAATAGAATCCTTTCCCGCATGTAAAGACGGTTCGAATCTCGACGCACAGAGCGCAGGTTCGGTAAACGTACCAGTCTCCGTCGTAGCGGCCCTTTACGTATTCGTACTTATCCCCTTTGTTGATTGGCCGTCTGCATTCGCAGCACTTCGCTGGCTTCCGAGCCTTCACGATATTCTGCGAGTACATTTTCATCGATTCAACATCGCTCGTCCCGATACAAACGTCACAGCCGCTCATTTCTGTCTTAACTCCTTCACAATCGAAACGATCTGCTGAATCTGCCGGTCTGAAATGTGCTCCCGATGCGGCATCCGGTCGCCGAAGGCACGCTGCAATATCACGGCGTCGGGAGCCTCAACGATCCATCCCTTTTTCTCCCAAAGATGCAACGTCCGCTGTTTCCATTCCCGAGGACGGAGGAACTTCGGAGCAGGGCAGTCCGTTACGGGTTGCCTCAGAGCGCGAACGCCCGTAAGCGTCTGATTGACTCCGAGCGTTGAGAGGAGCGCCAATACAGAATCGTCTGTCATTTACCAGGACCTCCCTTGCTCCAATCGATAACCGGCTCTTCGTGTACGGTAATTTCGAATGTTTCAAGCGTTGAAGGGTACGGATCTGTTTGTCTGGCCGCATCGCGTAATTCGCGAGTAGAGTATCCGAACACTCGAAAGAAACCGCTGTGATCCTGCATGGAGAGCATATAGATGGTCATTTGCCATTACTCCTCTGGCTCATCCACTTCGAGAGAGCTTTTGTAACGCAGGATTCTGAGCAGAGATGCTTCACTTCGGTCCTTTCGTCAAATTGCATTTCGATCCCCTTGGCCCACGTGTGCAGGCCGATACATGGGCCTGGATCTATGTTCCTTATCGTTTGAACCCACCAATGGTTTGTTTCCTTCCGTGGCTCTCCGCATTCGTCGCACTTGTAGACTTCCAGTTTCATGATTTGGCGCTCCCCTCTGCGGTCTCTCCGGTTCCATGGCCGGCCGCGTTCGCGCTCTGAAGCATATTTTCTATTAACCTGAGGCGCCCGATAATCTCCAAGAGCAATTCGCGGTCATTCGGAACGCTCCCTGGATAATCGAACCGTCTTTCAGATGGCCATGTCATCCCTTGCACTCCGGCAGATTCTTAACCTGCAAAGTGATCTTACCTCCAGAAACAGAGAACCAAGCGCCCGGTTCCAAAAATTCCGGTCCTTCAATAAGGGGAGTCCGGCACAGCAGACAGCGTTGCTGGTTCATGTGATGATCCGGCCAAGCTGCTAGATGCTTGGAGCATGTTTCTGGTTTTACACTGGTTCCTGTTGCTTGCGATAAGGGCTTCAGATTCATTTTGCGTTGGCGCTCCTCTCTGCGGTCGATGGCTCAGATTGAGGCTTTCCCGCGTTCGCGCTCTGAAGCACTGCGATACGGCGATTCAGGTAGAACTGAGCCTTCAATAGATCTTCGAGCGCTTTCCCTTTCTTGCCGGATCGAGCAATATATTTGACGGCGTTCCACAGGTAGGCGTCCTTCTCAAGGCCCCACGCTTCAAGGCATTTGATGACCTCGTGCGGAGTGTCGCCGCCGTAATGTGCGGGATGCTTCACCATTTCTCGTTCGGGTCTGTCCGGTCCCAGTCGTAGCGTGGGATTGCCGGAACATTCGGTCCAGATTTCCGTTGGACTGAACGAGCATAGCCGTTCTCCGATGGTTTTCTTCCCTGAGGTCCTAGGCGTGGAACTTCTGCTCCCTTTACCCGCATCCGATACCGCTGGTTTGACTCCCGAGCGCGGCACGTCCTGCACTCCCCGCATTCGCAGATTGGCTTTCCCGCGTACTGCGTCCACTTTGGTCTGTCGTATTTTCCGGTCGGCATTCGGCATCTAGTTCTCCTGCCTCATTTGCGCGAACGCAGTAGGACTGCTAAGACAGTCCGAAGGCTCAGAAGAGCGCGAAAACATAAGCGCCTCCTCCTTCGTAAGGGGACTCATGCCAAAGAACAACTGCTCCCCGTCAGACTTCCGCCAGGTTTCAACGGTCTCTTTCGCTACTCGGCTGGCTTTCAGAATGTTGTCATCCCGCAGGCCTTCTCGAATGGCGTCCCACGATGAGGCTGAGACCTCCCAGTACTTGATTTTGTGCGAGTCTGGACCGTCCCAGTCGTTTCGTACGAATTCTTTCCTCTGTGTCGCTGGATAGTGCATCAAGCGTATGATGGCTGTTATTACCATTAGATTCCTCCTTTTATTTTGGCGCTCTTCTCGGCGGTCTCGACGGCTTGCGGATTTCCCGCGTTCGCGCTCTGAAGCGTTATGCCCATCCGTGAACCTCTTCGATTACCTGCTTAGTTTGGGAAAGTAAAACGAACTGATCGTGATTTCCGGTTCGTTGGTTGTCGGGATGAAGATGCTGCGCTGCTTCCCGGTACGCCTTGGTCAAAGATTCCTTGCTAGTGACTGCGATCCCCGAATACAGAGCCAAGAATTCCATAGCGGACTTGTGGCTCATGCGCGTCGGAGCCTCTGGCAGTTTAGCCCATCCATTGTATTGCTCGCCTTGCTGAGAGACGCCGTAGCGGTCGATAGCGCGGAGCGCGGTCAACGTCAAAGACACGGCCCGAAGATTGTCTTCATAAGCCTGATACGTATCGCAGGGGAAAGAGATTTCCTGCCGATCCCGGTTGATGAAAGAGACAATAACCCCGGATTCGGATGGTTTAGCCGATGACCTCGGCCAGCCGTCATTGCGGATGTCGTCCCGCTTGAAATACGCCTGGATGATGATGTCCCGCGCTCCTAGCTTCCGTAACTCGTATTCGAGATCATCTAGCAGACGTGCGTACGGGATCGCCTTACCAGAAAGGGTTCTGCGGCTATGCCTCGGAGTCTTTTCTTTCGGCCATTGCTCACAGGGAACGAAACGTGCGTCAATCAATCGTGATCCTCCATTGCCTCATTTGCGCGAACGCTTATCATGTCTGACTGTTTCCGACAGCCGAGAAGAGCGCCAACGCATAATCATGATGCTCTGAAAGCTATTCTGCAATCCATAGTCCTTCAGTACCACATCGTACTTGACGTTCTTCTCCTTCTCAGTGTACAATCCTATTTCCTACTCTGTCATGTCCATTAGAGCAAAGAGAGCAGACTTCGCGAAGTTGAGCATCACGCTTCCGCCGCGCATGTTCGAGCGTTTGAGCCGGGAAGTATCGAAGCGCAAACAGAAGCGCGTTCAGGACGCTACGCTTTCAGCAGTGATACGGGAGCACATCGAAAAGAGCTTGTCGAATGGCTGATAATAAAGACATCAATTCAGTGATGGCTGGCTGGCTTCAGCGCGGCCCTGGATGTGTCTACGATACAGTTGTCATAAATCCCGGTGATCCGATGGAGATCCCGTTCTTCGTATTGAACGATAAGAACAGGATGAATTCGGAAACGAACATGGTTCGATCTGGACAGCTTCCTCCTCCGCAAGCGCTCTTGTTCACGAAGATTTGCGTGGATCTAGACCGCATGAGTTACAGCGAGTGGAAGTGTCTTGGATTCGTTATTGCCGATTTGAGGATCTCGGTTCCGAATCGTAGAATCAGGAAACCATTGCAGACATACGCTTATCTGGATTCTCGGGTTCATTTCGAGCAGTGGGTTGATGAGCCTGCGTACATAGCTCCGATGACCCAGTTCTACTTTTCTCTGATCGGATCTTGGGAAAAATTGCAAGAGCCGTTGAAAGTACGCGTGACTCTCGACGGAATGGTTGATACCGCAGTTTGGTAAGGAGTGGAAATGGCTGATAAAAATCTTCCGGTAGGCGTCGTATTCGTCCCGCTCAACAATGCAGTATCGGAATTCCAGGGCAAGTTCACGCCGAATGTATCGAAGATGGGACTCGTCAAGCGCGGGGATTACGTCAAGATCCTGCTGAAGTTCCCCGAATACCCGAAGGAATCCGGCAACGTGCATGAATTCATCACGTGCCAGATATCAAGCGTTTCTCCGAATGGGTTCTTGAGAATCCGCATCGCGTCGCATCCGCAGTTTCAGGGAGCGCACGGCCTACGGTACGGAGACGATATCGTGATCCAGCAGGCGCACGTCCTAGAGCACGATCCGGTAACGTCCGAAGTTGCAAAAGCGACCGAGCATATGCTAGTCGATATGCCGCCGCTCGCTCCTGAAGCGGGCAAAGAGTACTGGACGCGAAATGGCGACACGGCCCGCATTTGGACACTCATGCAGGATCAAAACGGGCAGTACTGGCTAGGGGAAGTCAAGGGACGGTTTACTGATGTACAATGGTTCACAGACGGAAGAAACAGGCAAGGCGACAAGAGTCTGGACGTGGTGAAAGATCCTACAGTTTCCGATGCTACGCTGTATGAGGACGTGAAGGTATGATGATCGCTGCGGTATTCTGTGTCTTTTTGTTCGGCGCTCTTCTCGGCGGTCTCTTCACTCAGAAGATCTACCGCGTTCGCGCTCTGAAGCAAGCGAAGATCCACGATGAGGCGATGTCCGCCGCGTTCAGCGCGATCCGGGAAGCGGAGGCGAAAAAAGAAGAGGCGCAGGATAAACGAGTTGCTGCTGAAATGCGCCTTGCCGTGATCCCGTGGAAAGCAGTCGGCGGGGAAGAGATCTCGACTGAGGAACTTCCGACGAACTTTCTTGATAGCTTTCTGATTCGGAACTGGCACGACATCATTAAAGTTCCCAATTCAGCCGCTACGTGGGGATCGTCTCCCAGATGGTCCGATCTATGCGCCGTCAACGCGTGGCTGAAGAACATGCCGGAACTGTTCTACCGGCTGACCGGACAGCGCTTGACCTCTTTGCAGCTTGACTGGTGTGCTCACGAATTTGTCAGTAGACAATCAAAATACAACCCACAATGCGACGGGGGAATTTCAGGACAGACGAGTGCTCGGCAGAGCTTCGGAACGACTCGTGAAATCCCTGGGATTCCCCAACCGGTTGTGCCTCAGAGCGCGAACGCGGGAAATCTTGTGGGCGTATCGACCGCCGAGGAGAGCGCCAACACATAAGGATCTCATGGCTAACAACCTCTACGATACCGGACAATCCAAAAAAATAGTAGTAGAGCACGGACTTTCAGAAGAAGTGCTCCGATTGATCCGTGACGCCCGCCGTATCGAAAGAGGTTCAGACACGCCAGTACGCCGCCCTGTTGCTATACCAGCAGAATTTCAAGTGATCGAAGAACGTAAGTTGTTGCGATGAATGCTGGACTCCCAAGACTCGTCGGGCTTACTCCGAGGGAAGCGGAAATAGAGAATCTTATCTTGACCGGAAGAAACCGATCGCAGATATCGTCAATTCTTGGAATATCGCGCCATACGGTAAAGTTTCACGTTCGGAGCATTTTGTCCAAACGTAACGCCAGGGATGAAATGGATCTTGTGTTTAATCGTTGCGAAGTCAAGCCGCGTAAAGCTATGAAGGCTAGCGCATGACTGGATTCCTCGATAAGCTGTGCTCAGCGATCGCGAAAGAAGAGGGCTTCTTTGTTGCTGGAGCATTGCCCGCGCGAAACAATAACCCCGGCGATCTCCGCTCCGCTCCGTGGCTAGTCAATCCAGCAATCGAGCATGGATTCTGGCACGCCCGATCGACAGCGGAAGGAATCGCTGGACTGTATCATCAGGTTGCGCTCGACATCGCACGCGGCTGGACGCTACGGCAGTTGATCTTTGCATGGGCGCCGCCGTCTGACAATAACCGGACTGAGCAGTACCTTAAGGACGTCGCGGGGAGACTCGGAATTTCTCCAGACGTCGCGCTAAACACTTTTTTGGAACTATCGGACCCTGGTAAGTAATCGTACCTTTGGTTCTGTTCCGTTTCAGGTTTCGTTGATAGATTGAGTTCACGGTATGACGGTTTTCTGTACTGCCTCGCCAAACACGAACCCGCAGAATAAGACACGCCGTCAACCGCATTCGTGGACCCTTGCCGGGTTATCTCTTGGGGGAGGTGTTCGGCAGGGGTTCATTGAATTTTCAGAGTTTGATGTCTTCGATATCGAATCCCCCGAAGAATTCCTCAACTAGGAGAAACATGGATCATTCAAATCTGGCTCTATTTCAAGCCGGTAACCCTGATTTCAACACGACGTACGCAAATGCTAAGATCGTCCGCGATGCCGTTCAATCGCTAGGATTCTCAACGTCCATCTTTGCGAATCCGATGAATGCCGGAACGCAAGGGATGCTGCCCGAATTCCCGCCCGCCGGAGGTGGAGATTCAATCCAAGATTTGCAGCTAACCGACACCGATAAGATCTGGTTCCAGGTGTTCGACGGAAACGACTACCACACGGCCGGCCAGGTCGTTAGAAACGTGCTCGTGAACGGAGCTTCGGCCGCGGCCTCATCGCTCGCCGCGGAACTTAGCAAACCCGATCTAGCGTCGTTGTGCGCTTCGGTCCTTTCGCAGATAACGGCATGAAAACCGCCATTCGCTATTCCATCATCGTGCTGACGGCGCTCGCTACGTTGGCTCTGTACGCTTGTACGCCCGCTCAGGATCTCTCGGCGGTCAAGCAGGCTGAGAGTTTCATCGATATCGGAGTCGCAACGTCTCAGGCCGTCGTAGCGGCTGTAGTGACGGATGCAAACGAACGCGCTCAGGTGAGCGCCATTATCAACCGTGTTTCGGATGCAAACCAAGCCGCGGAGCGCATCACGGCTGGATTGAGCGTGCTCGACACTTCGAGCAAGGCAAAGATCCTAGCGAGCATCCAGCCTGTCTTGGATGAGATCACGACAGACGTTCAGAATGGAGCTCTGCCGATCTCGAATCCAAATGTAAAGCAGCGGGTAGAATTAGTGCTCGCTGGCGTTCGTGCGGCACTAGCGGTCTTAGTGAACCACGTAACGTAGCAGAGTGTTGGACTTCTGAAGGTCCCTCGGACATTGGGACTCCTGATCATCCAACCGAACCCAGAGCTAATGTTTCAGAAGATAGGCGATGACGGGTTCAAACTACCGCAAACAAGATAGCTCCCAAAGCAAGCGCCCCAATCCCCCAGTACAATCCTGAAAGATCCTGACCGCCGCTCGTGTCCTCTCCAACGTAAGCATAGTCCGACGATGAATCGAGCGCCGCCGCAAGAGGATCCGAAACCGATAGCCCGGTAGCTTTCGCCAGGCTTGCTGCGTAAGACTTGGGATCATTCGCATCCGATGCTGGAGCGTATTTGGACGTGAAATCCGCGATCGAGAGACCGCGTGAGGCGTCGAGATTGATCTGATTTATGAGAGCCTGATACCCGGATTGGTAATCAGGGAAAGAGCAGAACTGCCCGCTAGAGGTAGATACAGAAGTGCATCCCGGCTGTCCGGCCGGCCGCAAGTTGCCAGGATTATTGTTCCGGTAAGCGATCGAACCTGGAAACCATCCCTCGATTGTCTGGATAGCTTGCGCTACCTGATCGGTGGTTCCTAGCCCTCTCGCTCTTCGGATCATGATTTAGGAGGATCTTGGGGAGTCGGAGCACTCGCGGCTACTCCGGTTTGATCGGCATCCTTCGCAAGCGCCGCGGCGACCGCTGCCGCTAAAGAAACCTGCGTTAACGGGTCAGTGAAGGCCTGTACGAAGCCAACCTTTGAAGCCTGAACTACTCCGATGATGGCGAGCACGACGGCCAGGACGGTTGTTTTCCAGTTGCGGGCTATGTTTGTAACCATGGGTCACATTATACCATTCGCTAGGGAGTGGTATTTGTTACCGACAGGATCGTGGAAATACTGCCCTGCACTGTGTCTCCGTACCCTTCGAATCCTACTTTAGTGCAGGTCACGAACGATGTCTTGGTCTCTCGACCGCCAACAAATTCAAACCAGTTGATTCCGTTCGCGCTGTACCATACGCTCCGGTTCGTGGAATCCACTACCATTCTCATCCAGCCGGACCAGTTTTGAGGATTCCAGTTGTTTGCTACCGCTCCGGCAAATGCAGGAGTTCCGCCGTTCTGCATTCCTGTCCAATGAGAGACCGACAAAGATGCATTGTCCTTATGATACAGGCTTGCATTCCCGGCATTGTCAGCACAGAAAAGTCCGAGAGCTCCAGTTCCGGCTTGAGATCCCGGCATGAAAGCCGTAAACGTCCAAGTTGATCCAGCAGTCGCGACAGTCCATCCGCCTGGACTCTGAGCGGCAGGGCTCAAAAAAGAAAGCCCCCCACCCGTGATATCTGCCAGCGTTGAAGTCGATCCGCCGGCCGTCCATGATCCCGTTGTAGCCGGCTTGGTGGACTGATACAGCGGAGACCAGTCCGTGCTGCTGTAGTTGGCGTAAAGGCCGCTGATCGTGGCTCCCCCGCCGCCGCCTGATCCATTGAAAGTACAGTCCGTTGAAGCGTTACCGGCATTATCAGAGCAGGATGCCGTGTTGTTCGTGCCATTGATCCAGTTGAGTATGGCTCTCTGTGTGAGAGGGCTACCGTTCACCTGAATAGTGGTGTACCCTGCTACTGCGCTCACTGTTCCGGTTGATACCTGTATCCAGTTTTGAGCGAGTAAGGTTAAGAAACCGAATATTACACAGGTGGCTCCAAAGAGTATTGTTAGCAGGGTCTTTCTCATGGTTTGGCGCTCTTCTCAACTTTCGATTCGGGTTGCTGCTTTCCCGCGTTCGCGCTCTGAGGCGTTAAGGATTGAAACAAGGGGAGGCGATACCGCTACCTCCCCCAAAACAAATCAATTAATCGTCGCCAACGCCGGTAAGCGTAGCGGTGAATCCGACTGCCGCATCCGGCGACGGAGGGCGCCGCGAAACAGAGATCGTGAACGAAGTCGAGATAGGATCTCCATCTTTATTGGTGCCTGAAATCGTGATATCGGCCGATCCTACTACGGACAAAGAATGAACAACGAATTGATCCGGGAATCCTTCGTGTGGAGCAACTGTTACGATAGTCTCGTCGCTCGATGTTGCCGTCACTCCGGTTGCTGAGCCTGGAGTCGTTCCGTCCGCTTGGACTGGGACCTCATTTAAAGTAGCGTGCTGACGCGTCAGCAGTGAAAATGTCATGCTGCGGGTACCTCCGCTGTGATGATAACATGACCGCATTTCATTACCGTTTCTCGCGCAAAGTTTTCTTTAATTGATCGATTTCGATCTGCTGTTCCTGAATAGCTCTGACGGCCAGTGCAAGGATTGCGTTCTGATCGATCGATCGAGGATTGCCTTCTTTTGTGTATGCATCCCCGAGCCGCTTGTCGACGGCCGCGAGATCCTCAGCGATGAATCCCCAACGGGAACGCTTAGGCGCATCCTTGTAAGCGAACTGCGAAGGAGAAAGCTTCATGATCTCCTTGGATGCCTGAACATTCAATGGAGAGATTGCTAGCTTGGCATCCCGAGCCGATACCGTGCATGTCAGCGCGGCATTCACTGTAACAGTAGTCCCGTTCTGGCAAAGGCTATTCGGGGTTCCTGTCGCCGATCCGAGCCCGCTCAGCACGACATTGGCCCCGGACGCTGTAAAGTCAGAAGCACTAATCGGAGCATCCGCTGAATCATCAGCCAAACGAAAAGCGAGAGTCGTTCCAGATCGCTTGAATGCCGGGAAACTGGAGGTTGTTCCACCGAACTGCATTCTTCCGAAGTCTGTTCCAGCGTTATTCCTCCAGAGGAATCGACCGTCTGCCGATGCCGCCACGCTTCCGCGGCTGAGCCATTTATAGGAAGTCGTTTGAGGGAGTATGACGTTTCCGCTTCCGCCTGACATATCGACGTCGCCTCCAGGAGCAATGCCGAGCGTTGTGCAGATCGCTTTGACTCCGATCGTGCATCCGCCGAGCGCGAGACTTGTTCCCGTCGCGACTCCAATATCGCCGCTCACCGACTGGCCAGGTATACCGTTGATCGTGGACTGAGCACTCACCAACGCAAGCACAAGAGCCGCTGCAGCGATTCCACTTATCAAGTGTTTCATTGGTTCGTGACACCAGTGCTTAGAGCGTACGCGTTCGATCCGTCATAAAGAAAAGACTGAGCGCTGCATTTAGAAGCCGTCGATCCGATCGTCATCGTCCCAAGCATATTCGCGGGCCAGACAAACGTATGACTCCCAGATCCGTCTTGGCAGATCTGAAAATAGATTGGAGTTCCGGCTGAAGCCCCGCTTAAAGTCGATGATGTGACGTTGCCCGTAAGAGTAATCTTGAAACCGTTTGCGGTCGCAGCATTGAACGTTGGAGTAGCAGAGAACGATACTACCGTCTGGCTTCCAGTGACGTGCCCTACAACAGTCGCATTCTGCGCTCCAGTCACGTCTCCACCGAGTGTTATGACAACCTGGACGGTTCCAGCAAAGAGAATGATCGGTAAAGCGATGAAGGCCAAAAAGCGCAAGAGAGTCTTACTCTGAATCATCCGATCTCCTCGAATCAATATGTTGTGAAGGCGTAAATAACCATGCCGTGCAAGGCAAAATTGGACGTCTGATTGAAGCAGACGGACTGCGATACTGGCGTTACTGGCACGCCCTGAGGACCGCTCCAGGAATTCGAATACGCGAGAACGTTAGAAAGCAGGCTCGTCAACTGAGTCGTTCCTGTTCCGCATGTCGCCCCGGTCCCGTAGTCCAATTGAAAGTTGACCGCATTCCCTGAAGTATCCGGCGTGAAATCGAGATAACAAACCCGGACTTTCTTTCCGCTCGAAAGCGCTACAATGCGCGTCTCTCCAGTTCCGCTCGATGTGAATACGGACTGCTGGTCGCAGCTTTGAAACGGCAGTACAACGCTAGAAGATCCGTATCCCGCGATCTGGACCGGACTCTGCGTAGCGGTAGCGGCCGGCGCGTCCGGTCCAACCACCTGAGAGTCTCCAGCCGTATCCGTTTTGATTGCCCTGACGTTCGTCCCATCATTTCCAGCAACCTGCACCGGGTTCTTGGTGGATGCCGCTCCCGGAGCATCAGGACCAGCCACAATGCATGGAGTCCCCGCCGTGCCAACACATCCGCTACTGCCGCCTCCCCCGCCAGCTATCGATGCCGCAGTAGCTCTCCAGCCGTATGCCCTGCCCGTTACTTGCCCGGTCCCGGTTGCGCTTGTCAAATTGATCCGAACCCATGCCGGCAGATTCGTTGCCGTTCCAGAGATCGTCGTGTAACCGCCCGTTGTGCTAGTCTGTGGATTCGCTCCTGTCGCTACTGTCCCGGCGTAGGTAGTCCAGCTACCCGGATTCCCTGAAGAGTCTGGAGCACCTTGCAGCACGATTGAGAGCGCACTGAAGCCTGTATTCTTGTACTCGAATACCCAGTAGGTGCAGCCTGGTTGCACGTTTGAGAATCCTGGATTAGGTGCTGTGTTGGCTGCTGTGAAGGGACCGAAGTTGAAAGAACAGTCTGGCTGTACGTCTACGTTTGATTGCTGACCGAGTAATGGTAGCGCGATTAAAAAGAGAAGTTTCTTCATACGTTGGCGCTCTCCTCCGTGTTCGATACGGCTTGCGAGTTTCCCGCGTTCGCGCTCTGAAGCGCTCGTTTTGAAAGCGTGTACTGATGCAGGAGGTTTCTTGGATCTTCCTCCCATGGTGTGTTGGGATCTACTCTCGGAGGAAGTCCTTCAACTACTGTCGTCATCAGATGTCTCTACCAGTGTAGTTCTGATCCCATTCCCATCCTGAGATCCACGCATTGAAGCGATTGTTTCCGCCAGTTGCAACGTTGGCCGTCGCGTATGCTTTCACGCGGATCGTTTCGTTCGGATTGATGATGAGATCGCCGCAGATATCGACCGGCCCAAAGTCGAACGATCCGACGTTGAAGAGCCATTGTCCGAAGTCCGGCAAAGATCGTCCTTGCGAGATCACGTAGCCCTGATTGATGACGTTCGGATTGTCGATGTCGATCGTGAACACGACATCGCCAGAGCCTTGCACGAACGGACCATCGCCGTCGTATCGCATCAAGATTCTTTTCACGACGAAGAACTTGTTAGCAGGGCATTGGTATTGCAGCACGATCGTTTGATTGACTTGCTGCGTTGTCGCGAACACGACATCGGGAACGACTTTCGATCCCTGCGGATTCCGCGCCACGTGTCCCGGAGGAGGAGTATCCCACGGAAACGGAGCCTTGTATTTCCCTGATGCTGCGAACTGAGCCGCACGCTGTAACGTTTGCGCGATTGGTAGAACTGCTGGACTGCTCATACGTTGGCGCTCCTCTCGGCGGTCGATTCCGGTTTGATGCTGGCCGCGTTCAATTCGACTTCGTACGGATTGAAGCACGATTGCAGATAATAAGAGTCTACTTCTCCCTTGAGCCCCCTCTTATAGTTCAGCGCTGACCCTTTTGTCGGAAAAGTTCGAAGTATATCCTTATGCGCCTCGGCTTCTTTACGATCCTTGGCGAGCACCCAAACTTTATGCTTCAGAGCGCGAACGCCGTCAGATTTCTGAGCGTTTTCGACTGCCGAGGAGAGCGCCAAACTATTAGCCGTTTTCATTTCTTAGCAATCACTCCTCTCAGAAGATCGGAAGGCTGAGGCTCGAGAACGATGAAGATCAACTGCACAGCACAGTAGAATGACGGAGACGTATTCCAAAACTCAACGTGAAAGTTTCCTGATCCGACGACGGGATACGGTTCCTCAAAAAGCGATGGTTGCCCGTTAACGAAGTCATCCCGAATCGGAGCGGACGAAAACGGAATCTGCAACGATTCATCCATCACGGAGAAATTGTAGTTGACGAAGTTCGCAACATCCGTGAGGTTCGATCCGCCGGCCAATTGCAAGGACTGCTGCGTCGTCGGACTCACTGCCGTGGCTGTTCCTCCTAAGATCGTGCAAGTCGCAAGCGCCGCCGCTGCTGCTGAAGCCTGGAACGCGGTCTGAACATCCGAAAGAGTGGACGTGATGAAACCATTCCCGTCCGACGCGAGATTGATCGTAATCGCATTTCCTGCTACCGCTATCGAAAGAGCCTGAGACGCTGGAGGATTCGGGATGTTGACCGATACCAAATTCCCGTTCCCGCTGGACGCGATCGCAGTAAAGAGGAACCCGGCGCCGGACGAATCGATGACGGTGAGTTTTGCCTTATTGGTGAATACCTGCGGTTTGTGCATGTACCCCAAGATCAAAGATCCGGGAACCAACTGTAGTACGTAAGAGAGGTATCCGCCCGGTTTCAACTGATTCGATATGTTGCCCGATGGAGCTCTATAGAAGCGTGGCTCAAGACATCCTAAACGCGGCAGAATTGCTTCGAGGTTCTCGACTGCTTCAGAATCCCACTCTCCCCAGTAGGGCCTGTAGTTGCCGTCGAGCGAGTATCCGTTCATTATGCTCATGCGATGTTTTGGCGCTCCTCTCGGCAGTCGCTAACAGTCTGAAGGTTTCCCGCGTTCGCGCTCTGAAGCGATCCAGGGCAAGTCTCTAAACGATCATGATGCGGAAATTCTGAAACGATCCGCGAGTGACGATAAGGGACCAACGCTGATCCATCGCCGCCTTTTGGAATTCGCCCCTTAAAAACGCTACGACAGACCGAACAGCGGACATGCTCATGCTTCAGAGCGCGAACGCCGTCAGACTTCTGAGCGTTATCGACCTTCGAGGAGAGCGCCAACATATCATCACTTCTCAGCATGGCGATGTACTCGGAAATATCTTCGATCCCACCAATCGAAGGTAAAGAGTCTGAGGAAGAGCAGGCCCGGAGTTCCGCAGAATGTCGACATAGATGAGCGAGTTCCGCTTGATGTAGATCTCAGGAACAAACACTCCTGGACGCTGCGGACTCTTCGATGATGCAATCTGGCTTATCTGCGTCATCTGCTTCTGATAGAACTGCCCCATCTGATCTTTGAACTGGAAAGAGAACTGATTCGTCAACGGACTATTATAATTCCCTTTCCCAATTACCAGCGCACGCGCAACGAAGTCAGCGTCAGGCTGAATTTGCAGTGGATTATTCAACTGCGGAGAAGTCGCTACCGTAATCGGAAAAACGTAAGAATGCGGGATCTCGCGGAAGTACTTGGGGTACGCATCGCGATTCATCACGCTTTGAGGCGGATGCAGAGAGCGGCCACGGAACGTAAGGTTGATGTCTCCAGTATCGATATCCGTGTTCGGATTTGTGTTCGAAATGTCGTATCGAATGTTCCCGCCAAGCGGATAGACCAGGTTCGGGTAGATCGGAGTGAGTACCGGGATCGCCGATCCAGAGTACGGAATTTCACCAGCGAACGGAGTGAAGTCCTGCTCAACGAATCGGCCGTTCGGATCGGTGAACTTCAGAAGAATTGACGGAACCGTGTAATCGAGCGTTACCCCAACTTCTGAAAGCACAAATGGAGCATCGAAGTCTAACTGGAAGTTCTGAGCCGTCAGCACTCCCCCGGCCGGGATTGCCGATACTGGAAGAACGTAATCTCTATGCCGTTCGTCAACCATTCAAAATCTCCCATGCACGATCTAACCCTCGCTGAATAGCGCCAACGACGGACAGAAATAACTTTTGATCCCACACTTGAAAGGTCTCTCCATCGAGAGTATAAATCTGACCGTCCAGCGGGAACCATCCAAATTGCGCATCATGCCGAACATCGACGCCGTTGAAGATCATTTCTGGTACCTCTTGACTCCCACGAGTGCAATCGTGAGCGTATCGCCACCCGCTCCAGAATTAGCCACGGTAACGGTCGGAGTTGAACCACGAGGACAGTACAACTCCGGCCATTTTCCTACCGGCTGCTGAAAGGCCATTGTGTTCAAAGCGTAGTCGAGGCCGGATTCAACCGGATTGCCGAACGAATCGAAGAATTGAAGCGTGAAGATGCTGTCCTGAGATCCCATCGTGGCCCGCCAGTAGAAATCGGCGTCCTGCTCGATCGGAAGCGGGTAGCGCTGCAATCCTGCTGTCGGTACTGTCAGTTCGTAGTAATGAACAAAGAAGGAATCTTCATACCCGTCTGGAGGTGCTGGATATCGAGTGAAGAGAGGTATGTAGGGAGTTGGATCGAATGTTACGGCGCTCATACGTTGGCGCTCCTCTCCGTGGTCTCGACGGGTTGCTGCTTTCCTTCGTTCGCGCTCTGAGACGATTCGTAAAGCTCAGCCAATCCACGAACAAATTCACGCGCGTCTTGCTTCAGAGCGCGAACGCCGTCAGACTGCTGAGCGTTACCGACCGTCGAGGAGAGCGCCAAACTATCAGCCTTAAACATCGAACAGTTTGAACCCCTTAAAGATTAACTGGAACTGTATCGTTGCGATGTCAGCCGGAACTATTCCAGGAGCATCATCGGCCTGAGCATCGATAAAGATCTGCGTCGCTCTCGGAAACATCAGCCCCATGATAGTCCCACACGCTTGAGGGACATCAATAAAGTCTGGACAGATGCGGCGCCCGAGTGAATCCCGCAATCGAACTTGCACGTTCGGATAGTTCGAAGACAATCCGACATTGACTAGCGCGAATCGCCATTCGTTCCATACGAAATCAGAAAACTGATCGATCTGCATCGTGTTGTTGTACGACGATGCAAGAGCCGCGAGCGAAATCGTCGGACTGAAATACGTCGCCTTCATCGGACACTTGCCAGTACCGAACAATTCCGAAAAGTCGTACTTGCTCAGCCGCCACGAAGGAGCGAGAATATTCGAATTCAGAGGATAGAAGTTACTGTCCATTCTTGATGAAGACCCTCAACTTTCCTCTAAATTCGACCTGGACAACGATAGGAGCCTGATTCGTCGACGCCCGGTTCTCGACTTCGATTCCGATATCCGATCCCGGCGCAAGCGCTACCGGAGTAATACGGAGAGGCTTGTTTAGCCGCGTCGAGCCGTTCTCTACTTGTCCAGGATTTCCTCCCGGAGCAGGGAAGTTGAACGGATTGTATACGAAGTTCTGATTCACGCGCACGTTTGACGTGTACCGGCCATTCGGCCAGCGGAACCGGATGTACGCGATACCGGATAACTGAGGCGTCGTATTGAGCGGCTCAAGTCCTCCCGGCGATGGAGGCATCACGCAGAGGATCCCAGTACAGATGAAAATCCCGTTCCCTGGACACGGCTGACGCTCGTTCAATCGGATGTCTCCGAGATTCAGAAGCGGAGACGTGTAGAACAGAGAGTGCGGGATTTCTACGTATGGCTGATCCGGTGGTACGAATCTGCAATCGTTGATGATGTCTGCTGCCGAGAGATTCATTATGCGTTGGCGCTCCTCTCGGCGATCTCAACGGTTTGATTCTTTCCCGCGTTCGCGCTCTGAAGCATTACCATCGGAGCCATCCTGCAATTTCTTTGTGGTAGTACTTTCCGAGGACCGCGAGCGCCACTCCAGCGGCCGCCGCGCCTACCGCCCATCCGAATCCAGACGTCACGTCTTCACCAAATCCCGCAAGTCCCATCGTTGCCTGATCGTATTCCGGAACGTTCTGATCTGGGATCTTCGGCAGCACTCCCGCTATCTGAGCCTTGATGATGTCGATCGGAGCAGGTTTCAATCCGGCCTGGTAATATCGCTTCTCGCTGCACTGATCGAGCATTTGAGTGGTCAATTGCGACTGCGCGATGTAGCCCTTCTGAAGGTCCATGCAGGGATTCCCGGTAGTTTGCTGCTTGGGAGCCTGTACGGGTTGCGGAGCCGGAGCCGGGACGCCTACCGGAGCAAGCGTCAAGCGCGTGATGTCGCGGATCGGAGCCGCTTTGCCTGTTACGATGTTGCAGCCGCGAGGAGTCGGCACCGCATTCGATCGCGTGGTGTTCGCGCAAATCGGAGGCGTCACTTCAAGCCGGATGACGGAGGAATGCGGGATCGGCGTATTGTCGAACGGCAACATTGTAGTGCCTTGCTGCCCTACCGCGTTCAAGTCCTTCCGGTCTGTTAACTGCGTGAAGTCTGCGTTTGCTTTCGCGATGATGTTGTTTACCGTGTTCAGAAAGGATTGCGAGTCTGCAATCTTCTGTGGTGATACTGGCGTTGCCGAGTTCGGTACGCTGCAAGCGTCGGTCTGCGGAATTATCATTTGCGCCTCTCTTCCAGCACCAAAACAGTGCATCGCGCTTGAGAATGGAATTCTACAAATGCAAGTTCTCTTTCGTTCCCGTTCTCATCCCGAACGTAAAATTGCATAGCCTTACGTTCGCATCCTGGATCTCCGGCAACTGCATCCGCGAATTCATGACCGAACGTAACAGGGCAAACGATCCGATGCTTCAGAGCGCAAACGCCGTCAGACTTCTGCTCGTTTTCGATCGTTGAGGAGAGCGCCAACATATAAGATAATTATGAATCCTAAATACTACCGAAGTCAATAAACACCCTGAAAATATTACATCTTCAGAGAGGGAGAGGGGATACGCCCCTGTGAAAACGTATCCCCTGGTATTTCCCGGTCCTCGGAGGAGGTTGAACCGGGAAAGAGCATATTACTGGACCGAGCGATCGGTCAAACCATCCATGAAGCACTGCATGTAAACAGCATTGGCGGTCGATGTCGCGCCGCCCGCTTCAGAGATTACATTGGCCGTAGTCGTCGGAGGAGTGCCCGAGAACGTCAGCGTCATTGTGAACTGCTGCAATGGCGCGATGTACTTCGAGTATTCGCCGTATCGACGGGTTGCCTCAAGAGTTGGTAGCCCGTTCGTGTAAACGGCCTGTCCGGTTTGAGTTGAGACGCCCGCCAAGCCGACGCCGGCCGGGAACTGCCACAATTGGCCTTCCATGTAAATCTTATCGTCGATCTTCAGTTCGACGTAGCAGTTATCGAGCAAGTAGTCGATATCCTGTTTCGCCATCTGAGACGAGAAATAGAAGCCGAGTTGCATGATGACCAAGCATCGAGGCGGGGGAAACTGGTTCCCGCGCTGCATGTTGGTGATGAGTTTGGTTTTCGGCGCGTTGCCGTACAGCGGATCACCGCCCCCGATTGGTACGGAGAACGGATTGTACTGCGCTGCAAATTGTGTGGATGGAGCTACGCGGATTGTGTCCCAATACTGCCAGGGTCCACGGTCCACCCAACCTGCCATGATGCTATTGATGTCTCTTCCTGCCATAGTGTTTTTCTCCTTCTTGGGACCTCAACGGCCTTAAGAGTAGAGCCCCTTTCCGCTGTAAAGTCCCGGTCCAGGAGCGTTGTACCCGTGGACTCCTCCGGGAGGAGCCGCGCCGTTTACAACTACAGCCGGAGCGCCCCAACCGGCCGGGATTTCGATAGCCGCAGAGTTGAGCGGATCGACCAGCCGTTGTGGAGTGACGAAATTCTGCATCTGGTAATCGCCCACACCGAGCGACTGTCCGATTTGACCGATTGGGGTCTTATCGGTGACGATGCGTTGAATAAGCTGAATCGCCCCGCCCGCCAGGATGCCAACTGAAACGTTCTTCAGTTTGAACATGTGCGCTGCGAGTGCAAGTCCAGCCGTTACGAGAGCGTTGACGGCGTACCCATTGACGCCGGTATTGTTTGCGCCGAGGACCGCCTGCGTGAGCCCCTTGGAACCGAAGTATCCAACTGCTCCCCCGCCGAGGATCATCATTGCTGATTTCATCGTTACGTTGCCGCTCGAAGACGGATTGCGTCTATTGCGGCGATGCCGTACCGTGTGGTGACGACGCCGATTGTGACGACGTACGGCGGGGTTTGCCCGCATGTGCCGACGACGGGTTGTATTCCGACGCTGGCCCGCACGCGCCCGACGGCGCCGACGTTTAGTTGCTGCCATAGTCTTTCTCCTTTTTTGGCCCGGATTGAAGGCCAGCGATAGAATGTCCCCTGGATTGGTCCGTCTGCGCGGGGATGTACGCCTACGGTGAGATTTGGCCTTGCGGTTCATTCTTGCTTTACGCGAGAACGGCGCTCCTTTATTGGCCTTAGAGCGCTTACGGTGACGGCTTGCTTTCTGAGCCGCCTTCTGTGCGGGAGTCCCGAAGTACTTAATTTGCTTGGCCGACAGCTTTCGCCGCGGATTCCGCTTCCGGCCCCGGTTTATCACTACTCGTTTTTTTGCGGCTACCGCCACTCGATTTCTCCTTTCTTCTCCCCGCCAAAAGCAAAGGAGGCCAAACCAAGAGGTGTTATCCCCTCGATTCAGCCCCTTTCTAGAAAGGCTTTTGGCGAGTTTTACAACATCTCATCCACGGCTGGCCGGCCGCAGACGAGAATCCTTCGTTACAGCAACGGTTCGTACCGCTCGATGCGGACTTCGACCGTGCAGTTCGATCCGAGAATCGATCCCTTGGTTAGCGTGATCGTGTTCGTTCCGCGCGCAAAACTGATGATCGGAGCGATTGTCGATCCCGCCAATAGAACGATTGAAACCCACGGATTCCCTGAGTTCTGGCCGTGTATTAACGGCGTCGAAGCCAGCGGAATATTCATGTTGTGAGTAATGGTAGCCGTTGTGTCCGCATCGCTAAATACCACCTGCGAGACTACCTCAGGTAGTGCTAGCATACCAGCGGCTGTCGGCGTCGTTGCTGTTGGATTGATGTAGCTTACTGTTGCCATCTTGCCTTTCCTTTCTAAGTTGCCCGTACCGCCGGTACTGGCATGTCTAATGATGCTGGTTCAGCAAACCCCATTTTGAGATGCGGAACCTTTACTCGCCTGTCTACTGCGAACTTGAGACCCTTCGCGCGAGCCCGGTAGAAGAATCCGGCGTCTTCTCCCGATACTCCGTAAGGCGGAAACTGTTCCCGGTCGATGACGGGCATGAAAGCCTCTGGGTTTACCTTGTCCATCGTGTCTCCGCGCAATAATGCGGCAGGGAATCCCGAAAAGTCGATTTCTTTGACGTCCTCAGTCCCGGAAAACATCGTGGCCTGAGTGAACCGTACCGGCTTGCCATCGGATCCGATGTACCCGCAGGACATCATCGGAATGCTCGATGCGTAGTAGTTGTTCTGGCACCACGCCCAACCGACGATGCCTTCGTATTCGGGATGATCCTGCAAGTCGCGGAATAGCAGTTTGAAATTATCGTAGGTCAAGATCTGATCGTCATCGATCCAAAGCACGTATTCGTACTTGTGAGGACCATTCAAGATCGTCTCTGACATCTGCTGCCGGGTGAAGTACACGTTTGAGGAGTAGCCGAACGTCACGTATACATCGAATGTCACGCCGAGCGCGGTAACGAGTTCAGTCCATGCGCCTACGAACGGCTGAGAGAAATTCTCTCCAGCGAGCATGACGGCCAGTTTCGGCTTTTGCTTGACTTCTTTAAGCGCTACAGAGGGAACGTGTCCGACTTCGGTGAATCCGTTCTGGCGCCTCTTTTCCAGAATTTGAAGCCCGAGCGCGTATGCTTCCTTCCGGTTCTGCGCTCCGTACTGAGCGTCCCATTTGAGATCCGGTTTCATCAGCGGATGCTCGTGCGGGAATGTCAAATGGCGAGCGTCAATCACGACTCCATCGCGCCTTGCCATTTCGCAGAAGTCGTTATCGGCGTACATGGACTCGTATTCTGGATAGAACACGTAGCCCAGTTTTTCGTAACGCGCACGCGAGAGGATCGGCATGACCATGATGCCGCGCTCGTGCTCTGCCGTCGTGCCAGTGTTGACCTCGACGACGACATGATCCCTAGATTCCCATCCTGAAAGCATCCCGTCGTACGCTTTTTGGATTGCTTTTTCTAGTTCCGTGTCCCAGTGCTCGCAGGGGAACTGGTCATCCGCGATCACGATGAGAACGTCGCCCGTTGCGTACTGCGCTGCGATGTTGACTCCATCGACGTAGCAGCGACGTCCAGTGTTCCAGACGGACATGTGCTTGATGCGCCGCCAGTCTTCGTTATGCTCCGGCAGTGCATCAAAGCCCCATCGCCTGTCGCACACTAGAACGTATTCAACAGACTCAGGATTGTCGCACGAAGCGGCCCATGCATCACGAACTTCTTTCCACCTGTCCGGCCTTGCCGAACTGTGAAGAATAGAAAATCTCATGCAGCTACCTCCTTAGCTACAGCTTGTTTTTGCCAGTACACAGCGCACCAATCCACAGGGGTGATCGGCTCTTGAATTCCTCGCTTAGCGCGGAAGTCGAGAATGGCTTGTCGGCAGTTTGGAATGTTCTGGAAGTCATCGCAGATAACGTATCCGCCAGGGGAGACTTTATCGTAGAGGGCTTCTAATACTTGCGTTGTGGACTCGTACATGTCCGCGTCGATGCGGAGCAGTGCAAGCTTTTGGACGAGACTGGGCAATGTGTCTTTGAACCATCCATCTAAGAACAGCACGTCTGTGCTGAGAAGTCCGTACCGCTCGAAGTTCTTGCAAACGTCGCCGAGAGTCACCTTCAGGAATTCGAACGTGTGATGCGGATCTCCATTGTCAGCGGCGAATCGCGCGTCCGGCACAGGGCATCCCTGGAAAGAATCGGCAAGCCAGACCTTTCGTCCGGTTCCCTTAGCGATCGCAGCGAGCAGGATTCCTACGCCGCCCTTCCAGATTCCGCACTCCATGAAGTCGCCCGGTATGCCGCGCTCGATTACGTCCTCTGCTAATTTGCGGACGTTCTGCAGCCGCTCGATGCCGACCATCGTCTCTGCGTCTTTGGGCCAGTCTAAGCCTCTGTACCGCTTCTCGTAGGCTTCTCCTATGAGTCCGTCGATGCGGGTTAAGACGCGCATGAGTATGTCGAGACGATCCATCAGTTTTGCTTCGGAGCCTCCGGGTTCCATTCTCCGCACGAGTTACACGGCGTGATTTGAATGGGGTTCACGTGGCCGCATGCACAGGTCCAGTGCGTCAATTGCGATTGCACTTCTTGAACAGCAACCGTCGTTGCGGTCTGCTCTGCGATTGACAGCAAATCCTTCCGAAAGGACATTTACCGCGCCCTCACTTTTGCCGTTGCAGTCTTGCCCTTGCGGGCCGCTGTCAACATGCGCCGTAATGTGCTCAGCTTCATCGTGACTTTTGTTTTCCCGTTGACTTTCCGGCCACGATTTGACTTTGCTGTTAAGCAGGGCTTTTGAGATCGATTCCGTTTCTTTTTCGCCATTACGATTGTCCTTTTGTGTTCGCGCTCTTCTCGGCGGTCTCAGTTTGCGAGCTTGCCGCGTTCGCGCTCTGAAGCCATCCGAATCCATCGCAGGATTCGCACTTCTGCTGACTGCCGGAGATTTTCAGGAATCCCTTACCGGAGCAGACCCAACATTTCGTAGCGCGCACGCCGTTAGCTTCAGTCCGTGAATCGACCGATGAGGGAATCGCCAAAGCATGCATTGCCGTGCTCAATTTCTAATCCCTTCAGGCGTATTCGTATACTTTCCGCCCCATAGATGAATGGTCTTATTCAACGTGTCGTACGTGGCCGTTGGCGATTCGAGAATCCGCAAGTGCTTTTTGTTCCCGGCAGACTCTTCAGCGAATTTATGGTTATAGTTCGCTTCCCCGCCGTCTCTCGGATCCAAATGAGTCTTGATCGTGTAGTACGTGATATCGACTACCTTCCCAAGCACTTCCTTTTCGTGGATCACCTCGATTCCGAAGAGTCGGAGCGTGTCCTTGCTCAACTCCTGGTCCCCGCCAGTGATGAACAACTGCGGCCGGTCCTTATGCTCAGAGAACGTCAGAAACGCCTCTCCGAATCCCATCAGCCGCACGCCCTTTTCTTCACCTTCCGGCACGATTACCAATTCGATCAACTCTCCCCACGCGGGCAGGTACTCGTGATAATGCTCCTGCTCCGTTACTTCAATCATGGCGTCCGGCGGATATCCGTGGGTCGCTTCAAACGCTCGAGCCGCCAGCCCTTCTGGATTCTTCCGGTTCAGCTTCTCGCCGGCCTTCCGCTTCGCCGCGGCGCACACAGCGTTAGGATCGTCAACGCCTTTGCGTGAGACCTTCTGAACGCAACGCGCAAATGATCCTTTTTTAGCCGCCATCGGAATCATCCTTGAAACTTGCTTTCCGCCCGCCCAATATGATGTGCTGCTCGAACCATCGATACAGCAAGTCCACTTTCGTGCTCATCTTGGACATCTTCTGAATGTTCTGCCGATGCAGAGTGAGCAGCGTAAGAACAGTTCCGGCAAGCAATATTAGATCGCCTCCGTGGATTGTCCCGTCGAAGTTCACGCAGCCCTCAACTTTCGCACGCGGCGCCGCACGCCCTTCGCCGCCCGCTTCGTGTCGCCGATCAAACTCAGAACAAGATAAGCCGCGCCTCCGATGGAAGCCCACTCAGGTAAACCCCAAGTCGTGAAGTCCATCGAATCGAACATTCCCATCCCGCATCCGCAAGAGCAGGATTTCTTTCCAGCGCATCCCATGCCTTGATATCCAGACATTCCGTTGATGTTCGATGGAGGAGTGTTGATTGGTAGAAACATGATTACCGCCGTCCTCCAATAAGCGAATTCAAAAGAAAGAATCCTCCGACTCCAATCCCGATCATGAGCCACGGAAACCCACTAGTCGGATTGTTTGGATCGCTGACATCCTTCGGGAAAAGCATCGACGTTATGCCGGTTCCGAGGACCGCTGAAAGAGTCGGGTGCTCCGAAGCCGCGATCTGCTCTTGGTAGCCTTGCGCGTTCGAAACTGCGTCCGCAATTACCGCTGCATCGCCAGACGCGATCGCTTGCTGAATGGCATCATCGGGAGCGCTCGTCTGCTGGAGCTCTGCAATTTGTTGCGCTCTGATTTGAGCCGGAGTTGAAATCTTGCAGGTATCGGTCCAGGATCCGAAAACAGAGTTACACCAGAAATCCATCATGGGAGATCCACCGATGTACTGACCAGCAGAATTGTACTGAGCGCCCGATCCGCCGGATGCGGTAACGAGACTCTGACCGCCGCTATCGCCCACTCCGCGCCGTCGTGCGATCAAGCAGCCCTCCCGATCTTCTTCCGCTTCGGAGGAACGAGATGATTCACTAACGTCTGTCCGATGTTGATCGGCTCCGTTGGAATATTCGCCCGCTCGATGAATCGCTGCACTAGCAGTTCCCCGCCATTTGGCCAGGGATCAAAGCCCGTTTGAGAGTACACGCTAGCCGATAGAGCTTTCCCGAGATTCATAAGCAAGAGATCCACGCGGCCGGCGCTCATTACTTCATTAACCTCTTCAGCACAACGATTCCGACAAGGCCGCCCGCTACGTACATCCAGTTCTGCGAAATCCAGTCCTGAAACGTCAGCCCGGTAGACTGAGCGCTCATCTGCCCTTGCTGGTAGAAGAAATTCGCAATATTCTGCGTCTGATTCGCATCGAGCGTTGCTTGCTGATCCGGCGTCAACGGACCAGTGAATCCGATATCTCCGGGAGCAATCCCCATGCCCAGTTCACGAAGCGACGGAGCACGCTGAATCCAAGTTCTTTGTCGAACGCGCATTAGGAAACCGCTCCAATCGGCATACAAACCTGCCCGCCAGTGAAGCCAGATCCGAGATACTGACCTTCAGGACACGAGAAGCGATTCCAGATCGGCTGAATCGATCCGCCGCCGATGACCGGCGCACCCGGTTGTCCACCGTAATCGAAGCTGATGCTTGGATTCGCTACGCTATAACACTGCCCCGGCCCGCCACCAGGGGACGGGCGCGAGAAATATCCAACAGGGCAACCGGATGGACCAAGATTCTGCAACAACTGCGACAGACTCCCACCATTTCCCCATGAAGGAGCAACAGGACTAGCGACCGGAACCGGAGAACTTGCAACCGTCGTGCTGCCTACCGGCGTATTGACCGGAACAGGCCCACCAGGTCCAGCCGTTACGGGAGCAGAGACCGGAACAGCGGCCGGATGCTGGAAGAACTTCGTATAGATGAGATAGCCGCCTAGGCCAGCCGCTAAGAGCAAGAGAGCGTCTTTCATGCATGCCTCGGCTTTCTCACGTAATTCCTCCGACTCGCGAATCCCGGAGAGTATCCCGCCATTGCAGAATTCGGATTTGTTCCGATTCTCGCCACGGGAAGCGCTACTCCATATCGTCCGTATGGAATCGTTCGTGCAATTGTCTGGACCGCAGGAGCAGCCGCCGATCCTTGCTTTGCATAAGCAGCCTGAGCCGCTACAAACATCGCGCTCGTGTCGATTCCTAACGCTGTGATTGACGCCGTGACGTCCGTGCCTGAGTTGTCAAACACTCGGCCATCGGGCAGAACGTCAAGATTTCGCTTCGTTCCATTGATGAGGAAGTCTGCTTTGAACGCGTTATTGATGTCTGCAGAAACGGGACTCGCAAGTGACCATGTAGCCGGAGGAGCCGTTACAGGCACGTTCGGAGGATTCGCCGCATTGACTGGAACATTAGTAGATCCGGTAGTCGGGGGAGCACCACTTGTAGCCGTCGTTGATGCCGCCGCGCTCGATCCCCACCAGCCCAATATGTCGCCGAGGAAGTAGACGCCTCCGCCGATTACTGCTAAACCAAGAATCTTGTTCATCGTCGCCCTCCCGAAAAGAGTTTGAACAAGCCAAAACCAGTAAGCCCGATCATTAAAGCGGCTGATCCGAAAACAATAGGAATCGCTCCAAATCCTTCGGGGATTGGAACCCCGATCTTGCTTGCAAGTTGAGCAGGAAGCATCAAGTAGTTATAAATTGCGTTTTGGGCCGGTTGAGGAAGTTTGTTGTACGCTCCGTAGATAGGCGTCAGAATCGAACTTAATCCAGACGGAGCAGCCACCGGAACAGGATTCCCAGGAACCGATGCGTCTCCAAATCCACGAGCACGCGCAATCATCGCCGCCCTCCCGCGAAAGCAAGGATTCCGATTCCTCCGGCGCCAGCAAGCCAGACCCACCAAGGGATCGAACCGAAGATGCTGGACGATGCAGCCGCGCCAGACGGAACCGCTACCGCTGCATTTGGAGCATTCGACTGCGCGACTCCCCCGCCTACCGGAGTAGATCCGGGAGCATTGGACTGCGGCCCTGAAGTCGGAGATGTTGTAAACTTTGCCGTGCTCTTTCCTGCATTCGGATTCCCTACGTACGTCGTCCCGGAAGGACCGACTACGTTGATGTCGACGTTTCCCGTTGGGATACCGGAAGGCAGAGCGAGTTCTTTATGAACCGCATTCGTGAGCGAATCGCACTCTCTGATGCCATTGCAGGGGTACGGATCATTCCCGAGCATGCACAGATTACGTCCTAAGTCAATCACCGCGCATCCGCCGCCCGCTGGATTCGCCATGTACGAATTGATCGACACGGCGCCAGGGACCGCTGGAGCATTCGGATTGAAGCCCGGAGGGAATTGGTCTGCGATTCCGTTAGCTCCCGTCGGATCATTCGGAAGCGCAGAAGAGTTCAGAACACAGTGCGGAATTCCTCCGGCATTCGATACAGAAGCGCCGACAGCCGCGCATTGCTGAGCGAACACAGCCGGATCGGACGATTGAAGCGCATCCGCTCCCATGCCGCGCATTCTCGGACGAACGCGATAGTTGACTCGTCCTCTCGTCATCGGCATGCGCTGAGCTACGATCACTTGGAGCTACCTCCGAGAGACATGAGGATCAGACCGCCGAGCACAAGCCCGCCCGGTAGCAGAAACTTCGAAATGTCAAACGTTCCGCCCGTCACGCTCGAGACTGCGTTGCTGACGGCATTCGACACCGAAGCCGCGGCAGTCGGATCAGGAACAACTTTCGGATCATTCGCAATCGGATCCCGGTATTGCACGTACCAATCGCAGCCCGTATTGCCAGGATTCGGACACCATGGAGCCGTTCCACCGCGAACGAGTCTTTCAGAAATGCAGCGCTGCCCGGCCGCTCCAAGCGAAGGATCGGAGCACGCCTGACGGAGCGCATTGAACAGAGTATCGACGTTGTTCAGCGCTGCTTGCTGAAGAGATTCATAATGGACCGGAGCATTCATGTAGTTGTCCAGATTTTGCTGGAGCAACTGCGCTGCTTTATTTGCGTCCTGAGTAGCCGCTACGCAAGTCTGGCCGCATCCGTGGAACATATTCGCTATGAGCGATCCGACCGCGATAAGCCCGCCGATAGCCGCTCCCACTGGACCTCCGATAGTTCCGAGAGCGGTTAGAATTCCTACCGTGGTAGATGCCCCGGTCGACGCAATGGCGTTGATCTGCTGCGAGGAAATATCTCCCATGCCGCGAGGAGATCTTACGCCGTAGAACTTCGCGTACCGCTCTGCCGTGCTGACCGCCCCGAGTCCGTTCACGATTCTTGAGATCGAACGTGGAGCGAGCAACGGCGGATTAAACTCCCTGAGTTCTCTTCGGGCATTGACGGGCACAATCACGCCAGGTGCCTCAGAGCGCGAACGCTGTCAACGTTTACCGTAGAGACCGCCATGAAGAGCGCCAACATAAAAGCGTTCATTTCTTAAAAAGGCTACCCAGTAAAACCACAGCCAACAAACCACCACCAATGAGCAACAAAGATCCGCCGCTGCCAGCAGCAATAGAGCCGGCAACATTCGAAAACGGATTCGACACCTGTCCAGGAAGCGTCTGTCCTAACACCCGGCCCGTTGCAGGATCGTAAACCGAAGTGGTGCCAGGGATTACGTATGGAGAGGACGTGGCTTTAAATATGTTGAGAGCCCCGCCGATCGAAGAGTTGATGATCTTGGACCAGTCGATCGGAGTCGATCCGCCAACGGAACCTCCAGAACCATCAAGTATCGGATTCCCGTAAACGTTGCCTTCTGAGTCGATCGCACCGCCAGGGTAACTCGTGATCGTTACTTCCCCGTCGTCTCCCATGCCACGGCCACGCCTGCGAAGTCGCATCATAAGCTGTAAGGAACCCCCATGCTAGGATTCAGACTCGTAAGTCTAGGAAGGACAAGGTAATAGAACGCCGCCCCGATCAATCCCCCGATCACCGCTCCCTTGCCGCGGTCAACCATCAAACCTACAGCCGCGGGCGCGCCGATCATTAAATAAGGTCCAGACGTCAGCGTCTTCATGACATCAAAGGCTGTCTGCTGCGCGTCGGTCGCCCCCATGCCTTGATAGCCCTGAGACTGCGGCATGAGCGTAAAGTACGTGCGATCAAAGACTTGATTGCCTTGCATATCCCACTCCGTGCGGCGTTGGACATCCCGTTGCGGGACTTGCCATCCCGGATATGTGCCGTGGGATGTGTCCATCGGGAACCAGTTCTCTCCATCGGCCGATACCGTTGCAAAGACATGCGAGTACTCGCCCGGGCGCTTGCGATCGCAGACCAGCGTCACGATCCGGCATTGATAGCCCAAGCAGCCAGCCAGAGCGCAGACCAGCATCGTAAAGTCGTCGCAGTCGCCCTTGGGTTGCGGCATCCGAAGCAGCACGGCCGGGGAGATCAATAGCTCGAAGTGCCCCTGCTCGCCGAGCAGTTGCGCTATCTGAACGTCGTCATGCACGAACTGAACGTGCGACTTGATCCACAGCCAGAGCTTCGTTAGCGCCTCAATACCCGGCGTGATCTTACTCGCGACCGAGCGCACTACCGGATCGTTGATGTCCCGGATAATGTGCTGGCACATTTCGCGCACTGTTTCGCGTGTCACGGCTTCGGTAGGAGCGCTTGTTCCCATGTGGACCCGCTGAAGCTGGACTTGAGGAGTCATGTATGGATCGGAACAATTGTACCACGAAATGTTTTATCATTGACCACGAAAGGTAAGATACAGTATTCTAGTCCCGAAAGTCAACTCATCATGGAGGAACATGGCAACCGGAACTTTAGACCCTGTTGAAGAGCAGGAGGATTCAGCGCAAATCGCTGAACAGGATGTTAATAACTCTGACCAGCAAGCGGAATCAAGCCCTCCGCAACGTGGTCGGCCAGCCGGAGTTATACAATTACCGAAGAATGCCGATTCAATTACGCAAGAGGGGATGCTTGACTTCATCTCCGGCCTTTCTTCGGTCGGATGGGAACAGTTTCTTTTGTACGGCTATCGTTGGGACCCGGTTTACGATTCAACCAACGGCGGCCAACAGAAGAAATATATTTTCTGTCAGGCCGCGCCCGTTACCGAAGAATCGCTGAAGCAGGAATACGGATCGGGAACGTACCAACTGCAATTGAACCGAAGGAATCCGAAGACGCGGAAGACGACTCCGGCGATGGATGTCAACATAACGATCTTCGATCCGAACTTCCCGCCGAACCTTCCGCCCGGTGACTGGCTCAATCACCCGAAAAACAAAAAGTGGCTTCCGTTCGCTCCCTTGATTGAGAAGCGTTGGGCCGATCGGATGAAGGCTCAGACATCGGCTCCCGCCGCTGGAGATGGACAGAACATGCAAGCCGTGCTCGTGCAGATGCAGAACGAAACTCGTCAGATGGTCGAGAAGCTTCGGAGTGATCTATCGAGCAGCGGCAAAGATCAGTTGATGACTTCCGTCTTTGCGATGCTGCCCGCGTTGCTCCAGCAGCAGGACCCTACGAAGTTGATGAGCGTTTTGAAAGATTACATCCTTCCGAAAGAGGAAAAGTCTGGTCCTGATCCGATGTTGCAATTCCTTCTGCAACGCATGGAACAGGCAGAAAAGCAGCATCACGAAACCATGCTCCAGCGCGAGAAACAGCACGCGGAAGAGATGCGGGAACTCCGCGCACAACAATCGAAACAGCAAGATACGATTGTGCAGATGCTCCAACAGAAAAATGAGCCGCCGAATCTGCTAAGTCAACTAGGCCAGGTAAAGGAACTTGTTTCCGCCGTCACCGAGATGATGCCATCCGGCCCGAAGAAATGGACCGAAACTCTCGTCGAAGAGGGACTGCCGCAACTGGTTGAACTTGGGAAATCCTATTTTACCGCGCAAGCGTTGAAGCCTCGACCGCAGGCCCCGGCTCAGCAGGTTCACAACATGCCCGCGGCGAATCCGGCGCCCGCGCAAGCATTGCCCGCTCCCGTGAATCCCCCGCCCGCGATCACTCCCGAAGTAGTCTCTCATCCGCAACAGTCTCAGCCCGAACAGCAGCAGCAAGGAGAAATGGATTCTATGTTGAGAGGACAGATTATCGAGATGTGCGGCCGTACGTCTCAAGCGCTCGACCTTGGATTGACGGGCGCTCAGTTTGCGGACCAGTTGATTTTCAAATACGGCCAAGCCCGGTACGATTTCTTAATCAACGCGATCCCGGAAGAACAACTGCTGCCGATCTTAAAGCAAGTCCCTGAAGGCTGGCAGTACCTTGCTCAGCATGAAGCCTTGCTACCGCAGTTCATCAAAGAGTTTTATGAATTCGCGAATCAGCCGGAGGAAGAAGAGATCGAACCTCCGAAACCAGTAAAAGCATCAGCCTCAAAAGGAGGAAAGAAAAAGTCATGAGCGAAGAACTGGAAATAGTAGAATGCCCCATGTGCTCAGAAGACATCGAAGTACCGGCAGACTTCGATGACAACGTAGACGAACTGACATGTCCAGACTGCGGACACGTTTTCGGACTCGAAGATGATGACGAAGACGACGATTTAGACCTTGAGGAGGACGAGGATGAAGAAGACGATGAAGACTAAGCATTGTGGTTTTCGTGCCCTCCTGGAACGCCGGCACGCGGTGAAAGAGATCACGACTCGGGAGGTCCGTTCATGAGCCAGTTATCGTTGAGCGAAAGAATGTACCTGACGTGCGGAGAGTGCGTCTGCGATAACAGTCCTTACGCGTTGATTCGGGAATCTACTTTCCAAGACTTCGCTAAACAAGTCGGCGAGTTGGAGGAGGAGAATCGCAAGCTCGCAGCTAAATGCAACGAACTGCGCCGAATCGGAGAACAGCAAGACGTACAGTTAGCAGGATGCGCCGTCGCTGCGCTTGGAGGGACCAAGGATGTAGCGGCCAAGGGTTCCTACGGCTGGAGCGTCGCGTATCAGGACGTGCTAGACCTTCGAAGGAAGTACGATGCCTTAGTGCTTCAGAGCGCGAACGCGGGAAAGCCTCAATCTGAGCCATCGACCAAGAAGTTAGAATCACTGCTTGGAGAGTGCCGACGGGTATTGGAAACTTTCGTTGTTTGGTCTGGGGGTGAGTGGAAGATTTGGCAGAATCCTCCTGGCTCAGAATTGGATAAAGCGGGGAAATTGCTGTCTGTACTTTATGCGCTTCAGAGCGCGAACGCGGAAAAACCGCTATGCGTCGAGACCTCCGAGAGTAGCGCCAACGTATGACAAAAACGAAACCGCGATTAGATCCACACGATCCAGGACCAATGCCAGAAGCACAGACAAAGTGCATTCACTGTGACAAGCCATTCAAGACAGTCGGCATCCCGATCATAGGGGAATCACTCAACGCCAAGCAACAGCGCGCCATGAAAGCCATGGGAGAGCATATGTACCGGGAGCATCCTGAAGTGATGAGCCAGATCATGATGCAAGCCGCCGCATTCAACGGACTGTTAGTTGTCTCACAGTTCAATAATCTAGAACCGGAACTGGAGCACCAGAAGGACCTGACCCGGCATGAAGTCCACATGCATACCCAGCGGGTACGGGTAACCGACGAGATGATCGCCGGGAAGGTCTCACAGTTGTTCGACAGTCCAGAAATTCCGCTAGGGATACCAGAAGCCACGCTCTTGATGACATGGCTCCGGGATCAGTACGAAGAACGAGGGTACGCCGCTAAAACTCCCTCAAGCGTGATTCTGCCGTCTTAGCCGCCCGATAAAACCCCGAAGGATCGCAATTTGGCTGGACAGGCCGCGACATGATACCTTCGGGGTTCCCCAACTACCTCCAGCCTTGCTTCGGTTCGTCCTAGCCGTTCTTTTTGCGTTTCCAGATAGAGAGGGGGGAGAGGTCCGGTCAGTCCTGTGCTTTCCCTACTACAGTACAACTGACTAACAGTACTTCTCTCTCTTGTTCTAGTACTTACTTCTAAAGACAATAATGATACGCCGTCAAATGGCAGTTCTCCAGAGCGGAGATTGACAGTTGTGGAGAGCGGACAATTTTATAGTTTGGCGCTCTCCAGAGCGGTCTTCTAGGCATGCTGGTTTCCGGCATTCGCGCTCTGAGGAAATCTCCGCTAGAGAGACCAAAACCACGTCTTCGCGGTTTTTGCATCGAAAGATGTCAAGTTCATTTTCACAAGGTAGACAGATAACCTCCTCCAAGCCATAGAGTATTGCTGTGGAAATAAAGTTTCCACACTGTAACGGTTAGAGTTTTGGCTCTTGAAGGAATGTTACCGGTTGGTGTATTCTAGAACCCGATGCCAAAAAACAGAATGAACCGCAGGACCGGAGGGCGGAAGATGATCCCCAAAAATACTTAACCCGGCTGACCTTGAAAGAGAGCCGGGTAAGTAGAACGCGATTGTGAACGACTTAAGCTATGAATAATTCTAACCCATCCTCACCTAAAGTCAAGTCCCCCAAAGAAGAAATAGATTGGTGCCTTGCTCAGCAGCGGGCAGCGCTTGAATATCCCATGGATAGATCGATCCATCAGTGGCTCACCGATGCCGTCATGGAAGAGGTTCTGATCCGGCTGGAGTCGAAAGCATGACCTACCAGGAATTTCTCGAGTCCAAGCAGTTCCGAGCAGCCTCTACCGGTTTCAAAATTCCCCGTAAGCGCCTAAATCAAAAGTTGATGCCGTTTCAGCGCGATATCGTGCATTGGGCGCTCGCCCGCGGCCGCTGCGGGATCTTTGCCGATTGCGGACTCGGGAAAACGTTCATGCAGTTGGAATGGGCGAATCACGTCAACGCGTATACCGGAAAGCCGATTCTGCTCTTTGCGCCGTTAGCCGTTTCGCAGCAGACCGCCAGAGAAGGGCGCAAGTTCGGAATTCCTGTCACTATCGCGGCCAAGCAATCCGAGATTTCAGACGGGATCAACATCACGAATTACGAGAAACTTCAACATTTCACCGATCCAGCGCAGTTCGGCGGACTCGTACTCGATGAAAGTTCAATTCTGAAGGGCTTCGACGGAAAGACGCGCAAACTCCTTACCGAATGGGCTTCCTGCATCCCGTTCCGCATCGCTTGCACGGCGACTCCGGCCCCGAACGATTACATGGAACTCGGCAATCACGCGGAGTTTCTGGGAGTGATGACGTGTACGGAAATGCTTTCGATGTTCTTCGTTCACGACGGAGGAGACACGTCGAAATGGAGACTTAAAAAGCACGCCGTCAATGAATTCTGGAAGTGGGTTGCATCGTGGGCAGTCGCCATTCGAAGGCCGTCAGACATCGGCTACGAAGATGGCGACTTCGTACTTCCACCGCTTGAAATTCATCAAGTCACGGTCGGTGCGAATTCGATCCCCGAGGGATACCTTTTCCCGGTCGAGGCTCGCACGCTTCAGGAAAGAAACTCAGTTCGTAAGCAGAGCACGTCGGAACGTGTAGCAGCTTGCGCGAAACTCGTCAACGATAGCGATGAGCCATGGATCGTATGGTCGAACCTGAATCAGGAATCTGAGGAACTGTGCGCTGCCATTCCCGATGCCGTCGAGATCACAGGATCAGATACGCCCCAGTTTAAAGAATCGCAATTGCTCGCGTTTGTCGATCAGGAATTTCGCGTGCTCGATACCAAGCCTCTGATAGCCGGGTTCGGAATGAATTTCCAGCACTGTTTCAACATGGCATTTGTCGGATTATCGGATTCTTACGAGCAGTTCTATCAGGCTGTGCGCCGCTGCTGGCGCTTCGGTCAAAAGAAGAAAGTTCACGCCTACATCATCACGACAGAAGCGGAAGGCGCTGTAGTCCGCAACATCGAAAGAAAAGAAAAACAGTCCATCGAAATGATGGAAGGGATGGTTCGTCACATGAAAGCAGAGATGAGCAACAATCTCCGTGGATCGAAGCGGGAAGAAAGCGATTACGAATCACAGACGATCAAGAGCGACCGCTGGACGGCGCACCTTGGGGATTGCGTAGATGTGGTTTCAAAGATCGAATCGAGCGCGATCGATTACACGATCTTTAGCCCTCCGTTCGCATCGTTATACACGTATTCGAACTCCGATCGCGACATGGGAAACGTGAAGGACTTCGCTGACTTCGAGAAGCATTTCCGCTATCTCGTGCCGGAGTTGATGCGCGTTACGAAACCCGGTCGGCTGCTCTCGTTCCATTGTATGAACCTTCCGATTTCAAAACAGATGGAAGGCTTCATCGGGATTCGAGACTTCCGCGGCGAGCTCATCCGCATGTTCGTTGAAGAGGGATGGATTTTTCACTCCGAGGTCGTGATCTGGAAAGATCCGGTTACCGCGATGCAGCGCACGAAAGCGCTTGGACTGCTCTATAAACAGTTGCGGAAAGATTCATGCATGTCGCGGCAAGGCATCCCGGATTATCTGGTCACGATGCGGAAGCCAGGAGAGAACCCCGAGCGCGTGACGAAGACTCACGATTCGTTCCCAGTCGATCGCTGGCAGCGGTACGCCTCGCCGGTATGGATGGATATCAACCCTTCCGATACGCTCCAGAAAGAATCAGCACGCGCGGAAGAGGACGAGCGCCATATCTGCCCTCTGCAACTAGAAGTCATCGAACGCGCTATCGAACTGTGGACGAATCCAAATGATTTAGTTCTATCGCCATTCGCAGGGATTGGATCGGAAGGTTATGTAGCGCTCAAAAACGGGCGCCGGTTCGTCGGAGTTGAACTGAAGCGCTCCTATTGGGAGCAGGCCGTAAAGAATCTCGAATTCGCGGAAACGCACGCGAACGCGCAGAGCGGTTTATTCGTGGAGCAGGGAGCATAGCCATGGCCAGTCCAGCACTCGCTTTATCAGCATCCCCAAAGAAGAATTACTTCCGGTCTCCTGCTTGCCTTGCCACTCACCTGATACGAAAGCTAACGCCGATCGAATTGAACGTGCTCATGTGCGTTCTAGCCGATACGCAGACGTATCACGATTGCCCGCAATGGGCAGGCCCGGTATTTGACCATAAGACGCAACGGCACGTGTCGCTAGTGGTCCGGTACGCTTGGCAGTGTAATAAAACTGCGGATGCGATCGGGAAGGCCCTTAAGAAGCTGGAAGACAAGAATCTATTGGAATTCAGGATGAATCCGATCGATAAGCGCGTGAAAGATTACCGCGTAATTCTGTCGAACCTGTATCAGTTTGCGACCGCTGGAGAGGAGCGGAAGGCCCGCACGGTACGCAAGGGACCGAAGATGTCAGCTACGCTTCAGAGCGCGAACGCGGTAGAGAACGTGACCGCGATCGACCGCCGAGAGGAGCGCGAACATATAAGCACTCCGGTCCAATCAATTCAGCAACATGACTCAAAAATAGCAGTTGTGGAGAGCGGACATCTGGAAACAAAAAAACCGGAGATGCCGCCTACTGAAGCACCCCCGGATTCAATTTCAAACCACATTAAGGAGCTTAACTCATCCGAGACTGAACTCGAACGGTTCCTAACGCTGAATGTTACACCACGTTTGCTAGAAAGTCCAGACCTTCCGACAATTTCTCGTGCCGTAAGAATTCTTGAATCCGTGAATGCTCCGGTAGAGGCGTTGAAAACCAAAGTCATGCAGAGAATCCACGTGTTTAAGCGTTGGGGCCTATTGGTGAATCTGGCTGAGGACGTGCGAGAAGCATACGGAGCCATCAACAGGCATCGCAATGTCGATAGCCGCGTCATATACCGCATGGAGTATCACTGGCAGTCTTCGAATGAAATCCGTGGTTTGTACGCGTCGGCCGATACGCCAAACGAGATCCGCGAAGAGATCGAGCAGATGTGGCCGGAACTGAAGGCCACCGGAAAGACAAAAACGGAGTTGATGTACGAGCGCATTTTAGAGAAACGCCGCAAGAAGGAGGAGCTTCGAAAAAATGGTTAGTTTCGATTACGCAATGGAACAGATTCAGCGCCTTGCTGGTCTGGATGAATTTCCAAGAGGAGAGCCCGCCGCCGTTGAAGAACTTGCCGACGCCGGTACGCGTGCTGAGTCCGAAGAAATCTTGAGTCGAGCGATTGATGATCTCGCACACGGCTGTGTCAAATGCCCGAAACCTGTAGACGTGATCCGTGCTGTGCGAGCGGAGAATGATCGGGTTCGAGATCTTCAGTACAAGCGACGGTCACGCTCTCCGAAGTGCCCA